CACGGCTACCAATACCGGGGCTCAGGTACTGAGCGGGGTCATGATCAGCGATGATCTGCCAGGCCTGAGCGAGCTGACCTGCGTGCCGACGATCCCTGGTGGTCCACGCACAGCGCCCCGAATGGCTGGGGCTGCAAATGCTGGATCGAGGGCGTCTCCGAGCGTGAGCTCAAGCGCTCGGGCAAGTCCGGCCCGGACCAGGCCCCGAGCGCCCCGGACGACCTGACGGGGATCGACGAGGGGTGGGGGTATGCCCCGGGGTCTACGTGGCATCCCGATCTGGATAAGTACCCTCTCGATGTCGCCCGCGATCTGGTTGCGGCCAACCTGCGGGATGGCGTACTCGATCGATGGGTGGAGCGGATTGCGGCCCGCGTGGCTCAGGAGATGGCGACGCCGCAGTACGCAGGGCGCGCGCCGCGCGAGGTCTCCGCCGCGATCCGGCGCAGCTTGGCCAGCGGCGAGAGGTACGCGGTCGGCGTGCTGGATGCTCGCGCACAGGCCCGTCTAGGCGCAGCGTCGCTGGCCGTCTGGTTATCGGATGACACCCTTATCAAGCAAATGCTGCATCACGGCGCCGATGAGCTCCCTGCCACAGGCTATTTGCGATTGCAGCAGGTCATCGACGGTGCTCGGTATGTGGGGGTGGCGGGCGATACCCGGCTGGTGTTTTTCCAGCAGGACGGCGATTGGGCGGTGGCGGTCATCAAGCGCACCCGCGACGGGCGCGAGAATTATCTGGTGTCGATTCGCAAGGGTAGTCAGGTTGAGGTGGACCGCAGCGTCCGCGCCGGGACGCTTACGCCATGGTGATGGGGTGCACCCGGAGAACCCCGCGACCCTGGTCCGGTCGGCTCGCATCTCGACCGTTGCACCCCGTCCAGTCCGGGTTCTGGACACCCTGCCGTGTTGACCGTCAGGGCGGCTATCGCAGCGAGAATTTATCGACCAGGGCTTGAGGTGAGCATAGCACATGACATTCAAACCGCTGAATATGCCGTCGACGGGGATGGGGATGGTGTACTTGACGCCGGAGCAACGCAGGGCGAATGGACTCAAGGCCGCGGCGACCAAGCGAGCGAGAAAGGAGGCGGAGGAAAGGGGGCGCGCCGAAGCAAGGGATCGGATTGTAGGGCTCAAGGATGAGATCGAGGAGCTTGAGCGCCAGCGCGGCGCGCTTCAGATGCAGCAGCTTGCGAGCGTCGAGGCTGCGCGGCTGACCGGGAAGACCTTGCTGACGGAGGGCGCTATCGTCAAGGGCGCAATGGCGTGGGCGAAGGTGTGCGGCATTTATTTCCTCGTCCGAGAGGGCCGCGTCGTCTATGTCGGGCAGTCTATCGACGTTTTCGGTCGGATTTCAACGCACCATCAAAGCAAGACGTTTGATGCCATCGCCTACGTGTCTTGCGAGCGGCATCTTCTCGACAAGATGGAGTCGCTCTACATCCACGTCCTGCAGCCTCCGCTCAACGGCGACATGCGCAACGGCGCAAAGCTAGCCCCTCTTGCGCTGGACGAGCTTCTGTCGGCTTGAGCTAGCGAATGGCCGGCACCCGCATCACCATCGACCTCGACGACGTCGCTCTGCAGGCGACGCTGTCCAAACTCGCCGCGTCCATCGCCGACCCCTCCCCCGCGCTCGCCGAGATCGGCGAGCACCTGCTCAAGACGACTCGCGCGCGCTTCGGCCGAGGCGAGAAAGCCGCCCCGGACGGCACCCCTTGGGCGCGCAACACCGAGACCACGATCGCGCGCAAGGGGCGTGACAATCCGCTCTACAAGAGTGGCATGCTCCAGGGCCAGATGCGCTGGCAGCTCGCCGACGGCGGCCGCGCGGTGGAGGTCGGCTCCAACCGCATCTATGCCGCCGTGCAGCAGTTCGGCCAGCCCAAGGGCGCGAGCGGCACCACCAAGCGCGGCGGGCCGATCCCGTGGGGCGACATCCCGCCGCGGCCCTTCCTGGGCGTCTCCGCCGACGATCGGGAGGCGATCGCGGACATCCTGAGCGACTACCTTTCAAAAGCGGCCCTCTGAGCCGTCGCGACCCCGACCCGCTACCCTTGCCCTACCGGCACCCCGTTAAACGTTTTTAAACCACCTACAGCAAAAATTAAAACGGAAGACGCCTCGCTTTAACGCTCGCCTTCCTTGGCCGGTCGCGCGAGACCCGCAAGCGGGCCGAAAGCGGGTAACTCCCGTTAGCTGAACCGCTCGACCCGCCGGGGCAGGATGCCCGGCATGAGCACCCCCTCCCTGCTGCACATCTTTCGCGCCGGCACCTATCAGGCGATGGCCGGGCAGAGCATAACGCTCACGCCCGCGGATCTCGCCGCGACCGCCGCGGCCTACGACCCCGCGCGCCACGAGGCGCCGCTCGTCGTCGGGCATCCGGTGGGCAACGGCCCCGCCTGGGGCTGGGTGTCCGGTCTCAGCGCCGACGGTGCGGACCTCTCCGCAACCCCGCGCGACGTCGCCGCGGAGTTCGCCGAGGCCGTGCGCGCCCGGCGTTACGCCAAAGTGTCCGCCTCATTCTGGCCCCCGACCCATCCGGCCAACCCGGCGCCCGGCGTCTGGTCCCTGCGCCATGTGGGCTTTCTCGGCGCCGCGGTCCCTGCGGTGCTGGGCCTCGCCCCGGTGAGCCTGGCCGACGACGCCGAGGGCCTGGTGACCATCGAGGCCGACCCGCTCGATTTCTCTTCCCCGGCGGACACCCCCGCCACCGACCCGGAGCCTACGATGCCCGATCCAGCCGCCGCGTCCGCCGCGGATCCGACCGCCGATTTCGCCGCGCGTGAAGCGGCTTTAACCGCCCTGCAAACCGACCTTACAGCCCGCGAGGCGGCGATCGCCGAACGCGAGGCCGCCGCGGCCGCACAGGCCGAGGCGCTGCGCCGCACCGAGATCGCCAGCTTCGTCGGCGCCCTGGTCGCCGAGGGCCGGCTGCTGCCGATCGAGCAGGCCCCGTTGGTCGCGCTGCTCGCGACCGCCCCCGCGGAGCCCGCGGCCGATTTCGCGGCACCCGCGGACACCGGCGAGCCGACCCCGCGCGCCGCCGCCGAGTGGCTGCGGGCCTGGTTGCAGACCTTGCCGGTGCGCGTGTCTTACGGCGAGTTTGCCGCCCCGGACGGACACGACCCCGAGGTCGCGCGCATCGAAGCCGCCGCCCGGACCATGGCGGGTCTGCCGCCGCTCGAATCCAAGTGAGGACCTGACCCATGTCTGAAGACTACGGACAAACCAGCGTCGCCATCCCCGCCGACGACATCCTCGGCGAGGGCTTCCCGCTCCTGCCGCAACAGATCGTGCTGGCGGCCTCCCAGGGCGCGCTGGTGCGCGGCACCGTGCTGGGCCTGATCACCGTCGGCGCCGCGGTCGCGGCCAAGGTCTCCGGCACCGGGGACGGCGACGTGGCCGCCGCGGCCGTGACGCTCGGCAAGTACGCCCAGCCCGGCGTCTACACCCTCGTCTGTACCGCCGAGTCCGCGGGTGCGGGCACCTTCAGCGTCCAGACCCCGCGCGGGGAGATGCTCAAGCCCCTCACCGTCGCCGCCGGCTACGCATCCGACCACATCAATCTCACCGTCCCGGACGGTGCGAACGATTGGGACGTCGGCGACGTGATCACCGTCACCGTCGCCGCCGGCTCCGGCCAGGCGAAGGCGTACAGCGCCGCGGCCGTGGACGGCTCGCAGGTCGCCGCCCTGATCCTCGCCGACAGCGTCACCGTCGGGGACGACGCGCTGGCCGCGGTGGCCTTCCGCACCGGCGTGTTCCGTCGGGCCAAACTCACCGGACTCGATGCGGCCGCCACGGCGCAGCTCGACGCCCGTTCCATCTTCGTGCGCTGAGGAGTCTGATCCATGACCGTATCGACCAACGCCTTCGAGCCGCGCAGCCTGGCGCGGATGATCGAGATCCGCAAGCGCCCGAGCCAATGGTATCGGGACAACTACTACCGCGCCGGGGCAGAGCAGCACGGCGCGCGCCTGGTGCAGCTCGACGTCCTCATCGGCGGGCAGAAGATGGCCCCGATCCAGCGCCCGACCGATGCCTCCAAGATGGTCGCGCGCGAGGCCGGCTCGGAGCGCTTGATCCGCCTGCCTTACATGAAGCCGGGCCGCCCGACCAACGCCGAGGAGATCATCCAACGCCGCGCGATGGGCAGCCATCTCTACAGCGACCGCAACCTGGTCGAGGCCGCGCAACGCCAGATCGGCCGCGACATCGAAGACCTCGACGACATGATCGACCGTCGCATCGAGTTCATGGCCGCTCAAGGCGTCATCACCGGCAAGACCCCGCTCGTCTCGCTCGACGAGACCGGCGCCGTGATGGGGATCGATGCCGAGGTGGATTGGGGCATGCCCGCGGATCATCTGGTGACGCTCTCCAACGCCACCGAGAAGTGGACTCACGCGGACTCCGACCCCATCGCCAACCTGCGCACCTGGGGCAACCGCATCGCGCAGAGCTCCGGCATGTCGGCCACCATGGCGACGATCGGCGCCGAGGTCGCCGCCGCGTTGCTCAAGCATGAGGCGGTCCTCAAGCTGCTGGACAACCGGCGGGTCGAGGCGGGCATGATCGATCTGCGCGCCATGGACATCGAGGGCATCAACTACTTCGGCCGGATCGCCGGAATCGATCTGTACGAGGACCTGCGCACCTACCAGGCCGACCACACCGGCACCGCCACGCCCTACACCCCGGTGGACCGAGTCGTGCTCGGCACCCGCAACGCGGAGAATCGGATCCACTACGGCCCGATCTCGGATCTCAAGTGCCCCACGCCGATCACCCAGCGCTGGCCGAAGACCTGGGAAACCGACGAGCCCTCGCAGCGCTTCGTGGCCGTGCACGCCTCCCCGCTGCCTGCGCTGCATCAGCCGGACGCGTTCGTCTCGGCCAAGGTGCTCTGATCGTGTCGGCCGACACCGCCGCCCCGCAGGCCCGGTACCGGGTCCTGCGCGGCATCGTCCACCACCCCGGCGGGGTTGCCCGTCCGGGCGACATCATCCCGCTGCCCCCGCAGGACGGGGATCCGCTCTGCGCGGGGCCGATCCCGGTCCTCGCGCAGGTGCTCGACCAGCCGCCTCCGCCGACGGCACCCCCCGGGATCGTCGACTTGCAGTCGACCTCTTCGGCCGCGCCGGCGGTCGAGCCGGTCGAGCCGGTCGAGCCGGTCGAGCCGGTCGAGCAGGCCGAGCCCGCCGAGCCCGCCTCGACCCCCAAGCGCCGCCGCAAGGCCAATCCGTAGATGTACGCCGACCTCGCCGCCTTCCGCGCCCGCTTCGACCGGCCCGCCAACCCGGAGCTCACCCAGCTCACCGGCGGGCCGGGTGCGGATGGCCCGGACGAGGCCCGCCTCGTCCAGGCCCTGAGCGAGGCCTCCGGGGAGATGGACGACGCCTTCCGCGCCCGTTACGCCGTGCCCCTGACCGGCTACGGCGCATCGACACGCGAGCGCCTGGCGCAAGTCTGCTGCGACATCGCCCGCTATCGCCTCTGGTCCGATGCGGCCAGCGACGAGGTCGTGCGCCGCTACGAGCAAGCCTACGCCTGGCTGCGCGACATCGCCCGCGGCGTCATGAGCCTGCCCGCGACCGCTCCAGGAGCCGCCGGAGCGCCGGGCTACACGGCCCCGGAGCCGACGTTTAGCCCGGATACACTCTCCGACTACTAAGCCGACGCCGAAGCGCCGGCCGACACGAGGTTTGACATGCCCCTCGAGCGCGCCATCCGCACCACCGTCCCTGCCGATGAGTCCGTGATCCTCGTCCCCCGCGCCGCGCCCTGGAGCCTGTCGGTCTCCCCCGGCGATGGCGGCACCGTGGCCGTGGCCGTGACCGTCTCGGACCCCGAGGACGCCGCGGCGGTGTGGCACACGCTCGATTCCGACCCGCTCGGCTCGCCGAATCTCTATCTCTTCCCCGGCCCGGTCGCCGGCGTGCGCATTACCGCCGCGGTGGCGAGTGCCAGCGCGGAGCTGATGGCATGAGCATCAAGGTCGTCGGATTTTGGGGCGGCGTCGCTGCCGACGATCCTCGGCTTGCTGCGGCCGGGACCGCGCTCCAGCCGAGAGACCTCAATCCGCTCGCCACCTACACCGAGTCCGGAGCGACACTCGAGCCCCTGGACGGCGTGCTCACGATCCCCCTCGACGGGCGGGTCTTGGGGATCACGCTTACCGAGGATGTGACCGGCGTCGTCCTCGTCGCGCCGGAGCCGCCCGTCTGCGGCTCGGTCATTTGCTACGTGCTGCAGGACGCGGCGGGCGGGCACCTGTTCCCGGTTCCGGCCGCCTGGTATTGGCCCGATGCGACCGTGACCGATATCGCGCCGGAGCCCGGGGCGCTGACCGAGCTGATCCTCAACACGACGCCGACCGGCTTGGTGGTCGCGCGCGCCACGGTGCTGGGTGTGCCCGCATGAT